ATGAAATAGGATTATATGGAGGTGGGTTTAAACCCCCAACTAGGGGACACTTTGAAGTAGTAAAACAAGCGCTTGAAAGTAATCCTGATCTTGATTCACTTATAGTTATAGTAGGTCAAAAAGAGAGAGGTGGTATAGATCAATCTGATTCCCTAGTTATATGGGATATGTATTTAAAATATTTACCTTTAAAAGTTGAAATACTACCAGTAGCAACTCCTATACGTACTGTTTATAATTTAGCAAAAGAAAATCCACAGAATGAATATAAATGGTTTTTAGGTAAAAGACAAGGTAGGGAAGATGATGAAAGTGATATAGCATTAAGAACTAAACATCTTACTACTAAAAAGGATGATTATCCTAACCTAACTCCTATAACTATTGAGACCGGAAACGGGGGAGTTAGTGGTACTAAGGCTAGAGAATATATAAAAAATAATGATAAAACAGGTTTCTTTTCTTTACTACCTAATAGTTTATCCCTTGAGGAAAAAGAACAAATTTATACTATGGTATCTAAAAAAATAAATGAAGGGGGCCATAAAAAAAAGGACCCAAAAACAGGAACTGGTAAAAAACCCGAGGGTTCAGGGAGACGTTTGTATACTGACGAAGATCCTACTGATACTGTAAAGATTAAATTTAGAACTAAAGAGGATATAGTTGATACTTTAAATAAAAAATCTTTTAAAGCTAAATCTCATGCTCGTCAATCTCAAATAATTAACTTAATCCATCAAAGAGTAAGAGCAGCTTATCAAAATGCTAAAGATTCAGATACTAAAAGTAGATTAAAAAGAGCTTTTGATTATATTGCAGATAGGAAAGAAAAATCTAAGGAAAAAACCAAACGTTTAAGACAACAGGACGAAAGTTTAAAGGGATTTGCTAAGAGTAATGTAGGTACAAGATATAGAGCTATAGAAAAAAGAGGTAGTAAATATTATTACAGACAGGATGATCCATTAGGTGCTGGAATTAAACAAGAATTTGGTCCATTTGATACCAAAGCACAAGCTATTAAAAAAATGGAGGAATTCCCCCCAGCTAGTAGTTATAGGGATATTACAGATAATATAGATCCCGAAGCTCAAAAGAAACATAAAGGCAAATCTGCTCCCTATGGATCTGCTTATGAACCTATAAATGAAATAGGAATTGAATTATCTAATTATTCAGGACAAATATTACCTGGGGATGTAGTTTATGCTCCCAAGGGCTTTCCTTTAAGAGGTAATAAAAAGTTAATAAGGGGATTAGCTCTTAAAGTAATTAAAAACACAAGGGAGGGAGTAAATAGATATAAATTAACCTTAGAAGATCCTAAAACGGGAGAAAAATATTCAGTTCGTAATTTTGAAATGGATGGGGAGTATAAAGGGGAAAAATTACCACAATGGTCATTAGTAAGAAAATCCACTAAGAATATAGAAGAACTAGTAAGAAAAGTGGGTGATTACTATCATGTAATGAAAAGAGTCCGTTTAAAAGGTAAAACATCTAAGGGTAAAGCAGGTAAGGGGAAGAGAAGATTTAAAAGAAACCCATCTGGCGAATATAAATACAAAACTATTAAAAAATATAAGCGTAAAAAAGACGCTACGGATCTCCAAAGAGCCATAGATATTAACTATTTTGGAGAATCTTTACAAATAACTTCGGAGGGGGATACTTACGAAAAAATGGCTGCTAAAGGTAAAAAAACGGGTACTTTAAAACAGGGTACTGTTAGAAAAAGATTAGGTATAAAAAAGGGGGAAAAAGTTCCATTATCTTTAATTAAAAAGGAAATAGCACGTTTGAAAAAAATGGATAAGGATCCTAAAAAGAAGGGAGCTCAATTAGGAGATAAAAATCAAAAATATTATAAAGCATTGCAGTTAGCTAAGACTTTAAAAACTACTACTAATATTAATGAAAATGCTACTTATTCTGACAGTATAGATTATAAACAACAGATTCTTAATTTAACTAAACATATGTTAGAAAAAGGGGAGAATATTACACCTTTACCTAATGTTGTTTTTAAACATGGTGATAAGGAAAATGCCAAAGAATTTTTAGGTAAAACAGCTTATTATGATCCTAACACTATGACTATTGTGTTATACACTGAAGGTAGACATCCCAAAGATATTGTTAGGTCATTTTCCCATGAAATGATTCACCATCAACAAAATTTAGAAGGTAAATTAAATAATATTAATACTACTAATACTCTAGAAAATGATTATTTGGAAGATATAGAAAAAGAGGCATATTTAGAGGGTAATATTAACTTTAGAAATTATACTGATAGTCAATTACACGAAGAAAAACCATATAAACATAAATTTGGATTTGATAAAAAATTAGGTAAAGACCCATTTGGTATATCTGCTTTTGCTTATGAATTAGCGCGTGGATTAGAAGAACAAGAGGATAAAGTAAAAACTAAATACACAATTTATTCAGATATGGATGGTGTATTAACTGATTTTGATAGTAGATTTAAGGAATTTTCTAAGGGTATTGCACCTAGGGATTATGAAAGTAAATTTGGAATAAAGAAATTTTGGAACTTAGTAGATGAAGTGGGAGGAGTAGATTTTTGGGCTGATATGGATTGGATGTCTGATGGTAAAACTTATTGGAATTATATTTCAAAATTTGACCCTATTATTCTAACTGCACCATCTATGAATCCAGTTTCAAGATTAGGTAAAAGAAAGTGGAGAGATAGTAATCTACCTGGGGTAAAAATGAAAATGGCTTCCGCCAGAAATAAGCCTAATTATTCTAAAAGAAATTCTATCCTAATTGATGATAGACAGGATACTATTGATGCTTGGAATGCAGAAGGTGGGATAGGAATCCATCATACATCTGCAGCTAATACAATTAAAAAATTAAAAGAACTCGGTTTATGAGAGATAATGTTTTAAAAAAGGAATTTAATAAAAAAGACGTTCAAAGAATAAGAAATTTAGTACAGGGAAAATATGGTGATAAAACTTCTCAAAGTGTTGGCTATAGTAAAGGGTATATTAAACGAAAAGAAGGGGATATTTGGGAAGAAAAGGGACAAACTTGGACCATAAAAGAAGGAATTAGACAAAATATAACAAAATTAGATAAAGCTAAAAAAGCTTTTAAAACTCCTTTATTCTGTCCTGAATGTGGTACATTAATGAAAAAAAGATTTGATTCTCAATATTATAAAATACATAGAATGTGTTTTGATTGTGTTATTGAAAAAGAACAACTTCTTAAATTAGAGGGTAAATGGGAAGATTATAAAAAAAATATTCACAATGCCGATATAGATGGTATAATAACAGATTACACATCATTTATGAATGCAGCTTTAAAAGAAACTAATAATTCATTTATAACTGAAGCAGGTGATGTAGAAAAATGGGAAGGTGGCGTAAATAAAGAACGTGCGAAAGAGGCTTTAGAAAAGGGAATTGAATATTTAGAGTCTAAAAAAATAAAATAATTCTAACTATAGAGATACATATTTATAAAATATAATACTAATACCATGACCAAGGAAGAACTAAAGGAAATGATTAAAGCCTCTATAATGAATGAAATGCATTGTTCTAAAGAGGTAAGAGAACAGGAAGAAGAGATTGGAGCCGAAGAAACTGAAGAAGTTGAAGTAGTAGATGATGAAGGTATACAATTATCTCCTGAAGAACAAGAAGTTCAAAGCGCTCTGGAAAAAGCATTAGATGCCGCTAAAAAGATAAATAATCCTAAATTAGTAACCCAAATAGGTAATACTATTACATATTTTACTAGATCAGAAATTATAAAAGAAGAACCAATCCAGGAGGATATTAAATCCCGTTTTTTAAGAACCCTTAGAATGTCATAAAATGCCTTTTAAAAGAGTAGGTAAATGTGTTCATAAGAAATACGCGAATAAAAGTATTTCTAAAAAACCTATAGGGTGTTCAGATAGTGCAGCGGGTGCTAAGGAATACCTAAAAGCTCTTTATGCTAGTGAAATGAATGAAAGAAAAGAAATGTCCCCGGCTGAGGTATCTAAAAGAGAGGATATTATAAGAGGAATGTTAGATAATAAAAGAACCTTAGTAAAAAAATATGGTGCTGATGCAGAAAAAGTAATGTATGGTACCGCAACATCAAAAGCTAAAAAAATTGCTGAAATGGAATCAAAAGATAAACTTAGAGAAATTATTAAAAATGCCCTTTCTAAACCCATGGAGGAGGAAAAAACAGATAAATATGATGATCATCCTGCTCTAAAAGGAAAACAAAAAGATAATTTACCTGATGGTCTTCAAAAAGCTATTATTAAGAAAAAAGGGGGCAAAGTTGAAGAGGGCGATCTAGATTTAGGACATGTAGATTATGAACCCCAAGACATAAAATCTAAATTATTTAAAATAGGTAAGGATGCGCTAGCATTATATAAAATGGTTAAACCCTTTGATGAAATAAATCAAGAAGTTGATTTTCCTTCCTGGTGGCAGAGTAAAATAACAAAATCACAGGATTATTTAGAAAGTGCAAAAGAATATCTTGAATTTGAACTTAATGAGCCCAAAGTAGATATGATGGCTGATTCTATTCCTACTATGGAGGAAGGATTATTAGAAACTATTAAGGAACTAAAAAAATCTAATCCTAGGGCTACTGTTGAAGAAATTATTAAAGAAATTCAAGAAATTAAAATCTTATCAGAAAAAAAAGATTTTCTTTGTAAGCGAGGAAAAGATTATATAAAATCTCGTAAAGCCGCAGGTGAAAAATCATCCGCATATTTATCTGGTAGAGCAGTAAAAGTATGTAAGGGGCAGATAAAGTTTAAAGGTAAAAAAGTAAAGAGCTACGAATGATTACTGAATCCCGTCTTAGAGAAATAATTAGAGAATCATTAAGAGATTGGTTTAAGAAAGAGGACTGGGTAAAAATCAATACTGCAGGTACAATAGAAGGTCCTTGTGGTACAATGGATAAAAAAGAACCTACCCAAAGATGTTTACCTCGTAAAAAAGCTGAATCCATGACTAAAGCCCAAAGAGCGGCTACTGCAAGAAAAAAAGTACGTGGATCTAGAAAGGGTAAACAATTTGTAAAAAATACTCGTAAGGGAAAGTTTAAAAAGAAATCATGACAGTTGAACAGTTTAAGGAAAGAATAAGAACAATTGTCAAAAAGGTATATGTTCCTAAAAAGGAAGATACACCTATGATTGACTTTGAAGAATTCAACACATTCCCAGAACTTAAAGCAGTTATTATAGATTTATTGACTATAGATTATGGTAGTTTTATAGCATCAATAGATTATGTTGCCCCTAAACCAACCACATTTAGAATTAACTTAAAAAATGGACAATTCTTTTATTTAACTTGGACTGAAAGAAGTTGGATTGCTCAAGTAGAAGGAAAAAAATATTACCTCCTAAATTTAAACGAAGAAGAGCGTGCTATCGAAGCTATAGCAAGAATTCTAAGATACTCAGCTCCTGAGGGTATGGAGGAAGAAGGTGGTGGAGACGCAGGAATAGAATCAGAAGAAACCGAAGAAATAGAAACTGAAGAAACAGAATAATGGATCCTATTATAAAATTTTTAAATAATATATCATATAAATTTCCCAAGGGTTATCCTGATATGAATGATCCCCAAGATAAGAATATGTTGTTTGAAATGGTCACCTCCTTACTTGAAAATGATGCCGATGAAGCTATTAATATTTTAAAGAAAGAGTTAAATCTTACTGATGAAAATTTTTCTAAATTATCATCGGTTAGGTATAAATTATTAGTTCCTAGAGCTGAAAGATTTGACTATATTCAGAAAATAGAAACTATAGAAGGTTTTGAATATGACCCTAATATAAAAGGTTCTTCTATAGGAGGAATTACATATAAGGGTTCTACCTTTCTTTTAAAACCATCCGGAGCCCAGGGTAGAGCATCTGCAGGAACTGAAAATGAAGATATTTTAGAAAACGAAATAAAAAAATATCTTGAAATGGGTGCGGTTAATGTTATATTTGATGCTCCTAATAAATCTTTAACTATAAAAAATGTTAAAGATGTTTCAGGTGTTGGGTATGATGTAGCAGGTGGTAAAAAAGCTGATGTTGTTATAAAAGGAGATAAAACATATCCTATTTCAATCAAAAAAGATAACGCTGGTTTTTGGGAATCATCTGATACTAGATATAAAGATGTAGTAAAAAAATTATCAGAAAAAATTAAAAAGGGAGATTTTGCTCCTGAATTAGTGTTTAAACCTTTTGTAGATAAATTAGGTAGGGAAAAAGAGGGCATAAATTTAATGCATGATGATAGAACTGATACCAAGGTTACTGGTGTTATAGTAACTGATCTTCCTGATAAGGATGAAAAATCTATTATATTTGGTTCGGATAATGCAATAGTAATTTATAGATCGTATTCTTCTAAAGATTTTAAACTGGTAGATAATAATTTATATATAGAAGTTTCTAAAATTATAGAAAATCTTAAGGATGTAGAAGAGTTTAATTTGGAACCTATTCTTAATATTAGACACGATTCTACTAGGATTGCTACAGGTGGATTAAGAGCAACAGTTCAACCCGAAAATAAAATCTATAGAGATTCCAAAGTTATTGGAAATAAAATAGAAATTCCTTATGATAAAATTATGTCGTAATGTGCAATTGTGGATGCAACATATGTAAAACTAAACCCTTTACTCTTAATGAGAGTTTAACCACTAAGTCTCTTTTATCTGAGGGACTTAGATATTGTTTAGAAAATGAAAAACCATTAACTGAACATATTTACAGGGCAGGATCAGAATCCTATTTTAATTTATGGGCAGAAGCAAGAACACTATATTCCAGAAATTTAATCAACGTATCAGGTACTGATGAGGAGATTCTAACTGAAACTGATTTAGGTCATTTTGGTATATATGAAAATAAAAAAGTACCTTTAGATTTTATTTTTGAGGCGGAATACCGAGGTAGAGAAGTAGAACTAAATAAACCAAAAAGAGGTGGTTCTAAAAAATTCTTTGTATATGTAAGGGACCCCAAATCTAAAAAAATAAAAAGAGTTGAGTTTGGAGCAAAAGGAGGAGGACAACAGTTATCTGTAAAAATGGATGATCCAGAAAGAAGAAGTGCATTTTCTAAAAGACATAATTGTCCCGAAAAAAATGATAAAACTAAAGCATCTTACTGGTCCTGTAGACTTCCTCGTTATTGGAAATCACTAGGTGGAAGTAGAAATTATGGAGGGTTCTGGTAAGCCTTATAAGGATATAGAAATTAAAGGTAATGGTTTTTTAAGGGTTTTTGATGATGATATAGACCCTATAGAACTATTATGGCATAGGGATAGGGAAGATAGGACTGTTGAAGTCCTCCATGATACGGATTGGAAATTTCAAGAAGATAATAAATTACCTATTGAACTTAAAAAACATACTCGTATATTTATACCCAAATATAGTTGGCATAGATTAATTAAGGGAACTAAAAACCTTAAACTTAGAATAGTAGAAAATGGATAAGTTTGATTTTAAAGCATATATAGCTAATAATCCACTTCTTTTAGAACAAGAGGAATTAGATATATCGGATGTAGGAGATGATATGGCTGATGTAGCAGATTCATTAGATAATGCTATAGAGGATGAATTAGAAAAACAGGAAGAACTTAATGAGGCTCTAGATCCAGCTTCTTTATTATCTTATTTACTTGCATCAACTACTGTTGTTAATATTTTATCTAAACAAGCTATGAAAATGGCTAAAAAATATAATTGGGGTAAAGGAGAAGAGGCTGCTAGAAATATCTATAAATTTACTCATGAATTAGAGGAAAAATTTAAATCCCCTATTAGATTTATTGTTTCCAAATTTACTAAGGATAAACAAAGAATTAAAGTTATTACTAATTCATTATTTATATTATTCCTAGGCTATTTAGCCTTTCACGCGGGGGGAAATGCCCTTAAATATTTGAAAAAAGCTAAATTATCAGCTGGCGGCATAGCGGGATTAAAGGCTTCTTTAAAAGGAAAGGATATAGTATCAACAGCTAGGTCTATTATTGATGATTTAGCTTAGTTTTTTAAAAA